GAAATGATGAAGGTGCCGCTCGTCAAGAAACTTGTCAAGTGCGGTTCCATCGAGCGCTTCCTGGCGGACGAACTCAAGTGCGACAACACCGACAAGCAGCGCGACAAGGTGATACGCCAGTTCACACGCCTTCGTTGCAAATACGACTTCCCCTTCTGGGCCGCGACGCTGGCACACATCAAGCCCAAAGGCGGCGGCGATGTAATCCTGTTCCGCATATCCAGGCCACAGCGCAAACTGCTGGCGGCTCTGGAGAAGATGCGCCTGGCGAATAAGCCCATCCGCCTGGTGCTGCTCAAGGCCCGTCAGTGGGGTGGCTCTACACTGATACAGATCTACATGGCCTGGCTCCAGTTGATGCACAAGCCTGGCCTGAACTCGCTCATCGTGGCGCACGTCAAGGACACCGCCATCATCATCAAGAACATGTTCGAGCGCCTGATTAAACTTTACCCCACCGAAATGCTGCACCAACTCGGCGAGGCATACAACGAGAACGAAGAGAAACTCGAGGGTGTGGGAGGCTCAACCAACATCAAACGCATTCCTCAACGCGACTGCCTCATCAAGGTGGGCTCGGCGGAGCGCCCCGACTCTGCCCGTGGTGACGACTACAACCTGGTGCACTGCTCCGAGGTGGGCGTCTGGAAAACCACCGACGGCAAGACGCCCGAAGAAATCGTGCAGTCGGCATGCTCGGGTGTGCTCAACCGTCCTTATACGATGATCGTCTATGAGTCGACAGCCAAGGGTTCTGGCAACTTCTTCCACAAGGAATGGCTGGCGGCAAAGCGCGGCGAGTCGATGTTTACCGCACTGTTCATTCCCTGGTATGAGATCCCCTGGGACAGCGAGCCTTTTGAGAACGACCAGGCGCGACAGGAGTTTGCCCAGTGGCTATATGACAACCGCATGCAGGAAGCGTCAGACTCCGACCGCCGCGAGCCTGGTTCCTACCTATGGAAACTGTGGAACTACGGCGCCACACTCGAAGGTCTGAACTGGTACATCATCGAGCGCTCTAAACATTCGTCCCACGCGTCGATGGCCAGCGAGTGCCCTTCCAATGATATCGAGGCGTTTACATTTTCTGGCCGAAAGGTTTTCGACGACGAGGATGTGGAGAAACTCAGGCCGTCATGCCGTCCGCCAAAACTCATCGGCGAGATATACGGAGCCTGGGACAGCGGCGCGGGTGCAATCGAACACCTGCAGTTCCGCAAGGAACAGAACGGGCGCCTGTGGATTTGGCAGGATGTGGAGCCTGACGCCGACGTCGAGAAGGTGCTCGACCGCTACCTGGTGGTGGTCGATGTCTGCAAGGGTATGACAGCCAAGGCCGACTATGCAGTTATCGCTGTCTTCGACCGCATCTGGATGATGGACGGGGAACCGCCGTCAGTGGTGGCGCAATGGTACGGACATATCGAAATGGACCGCCTGGCATGGAAGGCGGCACAGATAGCCGAGTACTACAACCACGCCCTACTGGTCATCGAGTCCAACACCCTGGAGACAAACAACACCCGTAGCGAAGCGGAGTACATCCTCAACCTGGTGCGCGACGTCTACGACAACCTGTATGCACGCAAGCAGAGCCAGGACGATGTGAAAGAGAAAGTCCCCGTCAAGTATGGCTTCCATACCAACGTGCTCACCAAGGGAGAGATCATCACCAACCTTAAAGCGGTTGTCCGCGAACAACTATACGTTGAGCGTGACGAGCGCTGCCTCACCGAGTACATGGTCTATATCCAGAACGAGAAGGGCGCCTACGAGGCGCCGTCAGGCTACCACGACGATATCCTGATGACACGCGCCATCGGCATGAAGATCTGCTACTTTGAAATGGAGCGTCCCAGGATAAGGAAACTTGACTACACCCCCACCACATCGCGGCAAATCATTTCCGCCGCCACAATATAACTTCGCGTTAAGTATTGCAGGCGATAGCCTGTATTTAAAAGTATAACATCATGAAACTATTCCGTAGATTCAAAGCCTACCTCGCACTGCGCGAGGCAATCCGTAAAGCAGACAACGCCCACGCCGATGGCGGCGGTCGTTACTATGTCCTCGGAACCACCGACGGCAAACTCATTGTCACCAACAAGAAGAACTACCGCGGCCTCAAACGCAAGGGCTACATCGACCGCAACGCCACCACCCAGGACGCGTTGAATGAATGCTTCTACTTCACCCCGTTCAAGGACGGGCACGGATACATCACCAAAGAAATCCTCGCCATCAAACGACAGCAATACCTCTCCTGGTGCGACGCTATCCATGAGTTGAAGAAAAAGAAAAACCGCAGCAAGTAGCCGCGGCTTCGTTCAGGTTCTCTGTGTCGCGGCTATGCCGCGGCCCTTTTTGTTACGCCGTGAGCATCCCGTAAGCCCTGTTCACAGCGTCCATGTCCGCACTCTGCTGTGCCGCCTGTACCAGCCCAGAGTCAATAGGCTCAGCGGCCTGGCCCTGCTGCAACTGCTGCTCGCGCGACTTGATGACCTGAAGCAGTTTATCCTTATACGGGAAGTCGCCCACCTCGAGCGCCTCTTCCAGGCCAAGCAGGCCAGTGCTCACCAGTTCGCGAAGGAACATCGTGCCGAACTCGCGGAATGTAGGTGACGCGGTGCTCTCGGCGATGGCGATATCGGTCTCGCAGTCGCGGATGCGCTGGGGCGTGATCTCTGTGCCGTGGCCGTACCCGACAATCGACATGATCTTCTTGTCATCATAGAACTGAAGGATATTCTTCAGGTCCTTATAGGCGGCGTCCTCAACGAAGTTGTTGAACGAGATCAGCAGGTCGAGCAATGACGTCGCGGCATTCATGGCTTGCTGTGCGTACAGCGCGCCGCTCTCGCCGCTGGGACCGCCGCGGCCCTGCATTGCGCCGTGTACGCCGCTGATATCCTCGAAAAATTTCAACTGGATATTCAACAGTTCGCCGATGCCGATGTTGGTTGCATTGTTGGCAATCTGTGTCGGTGCGGGCACGCCAGGCTTGGCATTGTAGAACAACACACCGTCAACGCTGGCCCATTCCTCGGCGAACTCCTGCGGGCTGTGGTCGCCCAGGCAGTCCTCGGGAACGAGCAGCACGCCCTTGGCGCTGGCACGCATGATCCAGTCATACATGGTGATGAGGCGGTTGACATAACGCTGCTGGTCGATGACGTCGTTGACAAACGAATGAATCTCGCCGTCAATGAATGGATAGGCCATGAACACATAAGGATGTTCCTTGTGCTCAAACGGGGTCTCGCCCTCGTCCAGGATGTCGCCAAACGGGGTCAGGAAATAATAGTACCAGTATTCGTCCAGGAACCATTCCACCTCGATGAGCGGGATATCTTCCTGGGCCATACCGACGGCTGTTCCCCTGGCGATGCGGTCTGCGTTCTCGGCATCAACCATCACTGCCTTGTCGCTGATCTCAATCTTGTACACCTCGCCGCTGTTCCAGTCGTGGCAGCGATAACGGGGCTTGGTCTCCTTGCGCCACACCTCGATGACGCGGCAGCGCGTGGGATCACCAGTAAACAGGAAGTCATAGTTCCGCAGCCTGCTGTAGCCGAATTCCTCGCACACCTGCTGCAGGTTGCTCATCTTGCTGGCACTGCGATAGATGTCACGCAAACGCCTGTAGTCCTCGGGGCTGTGGGCAAAGCGGCTGCACACCTCGCCGAAGTCCACGTCGTGAACCTCGCCCAGACAGCGCACGTCCCATCCGCGGAAGTCCTTCATCGAGTCGTCGATAAAGAAGCAGTTCGGGTTGACGTACTTTGTCCAGCAGTCCAGTTTGTCGCGCTCCCAGCCGTACCATTTGCGGTGTACGACAAAGGCACCGATAAGGTAGTCCTCCATCGTGCGGGCGTTCATCATGCGCATGCGGTTCAACTGGCTGTTGTACTTCAACAGTTCGTTGTCGCATTCGGCGATCTGCTGCTCGCTCTCGTCGCGCGCCTTGCAGACGGGTTCGCTGTTCTGCTTGTAGTATTCTCCCAGCACGTTGCGCACCAGGCGACGGATCAGGTTGTTCTTCAATGGCACCTGGCCGCGGCGCATGATGTACTCTTCTTCGGTCATGCTCTTGCCGTCAACGGTGATGATGTCGCCCCACTGGTTGCCGTTGTGGTAGTTCTTGTTGCGCTCGCGCTCACGGCGGAAGCGGCCCATGCCGCTCCAGTACCGCTGCGCTTCCATCAGCACGTCAAAGGCACGGCGCTGCTCGAACTGCTTCGCGTGCTTCACGCTGTCCATTTCGTGCTCTTCTGCGGGCTTCACCCGCGACAGGCTTCTCAATCTATCCTTTGCCATTATATTATCGTTTTAATTTGCAAAGTAATCCGTTATTTCCGTTAACTCCGTTTTATCCGTTAACCGCGTTATGTCCCGTGGGCCGTCGCTTTGCGGCAGTCACTTGCTCTTGACGTATTCATTGATAAGTTCCTTGCGGGCCTCTCTCAACTCCTTCATCACCTGGGCGTCACCCGCGCCGCCAGTCAACTCCTTGCGATATTCAGTCAACTCACTGCGGGCACTCGCGATCTCTTTGGCCAGGTCGTCGTCTCCAGCGGCCTTCGCCACCTTCTGGGCTTTCGCCAACAGGATATCTTCTTCCATATCGTCGGCGGTCTTGATACGGTTATAGATCCTGCCGTATTCCTTGTTCGGACTCTTGTAGGGGTCACCGACTTCAGGGTCGATGCTTTCGTCCAGGGCGGTGCGGATGATCTTGCGGGCCAGAGTATCGGCCTGGTTGTACATGTCGCGCAACTCGTCATCACTGGCGTTGGCGACGGATGCCTTGACGCGCTTGTTGAATTCGCTGAACTCTTCTGGCGTCATGCCTGCGGCCTTCGCCTTGGCGCGCTTGTTGATCTCGCTGCGGACAATCTTGGTGATCTTGCCGTTGCCGTTATTGGATGTCATGCTCTGCAGGGCGGTGTCGTCAAGTTCGGCTATCTTCTTCTTGATGGCTTTTTCAATCAAGCCCTTCATATGCCCGTCGCCGCGGTCGTAGGCGTCAGCAAGAGTTTCGATATCCTGCGCGTCTATACGCTCCTTCAACTTCCTGTCGAAGTTCTTCACATACCTGTCAACGGCATCGTTGTGGCCCTGCTCGCTGTAGGCCCATCCTGTGAAGGTGGACTCGCGGCCCATTTTGTAGCGGGCATAGCGGTTTGCAAACTCTTTCGCGTTGAGTTGCTTAGCCTCGCCTGTGGTCATACCCAGTTCGTCGATGTAGAGTTGATCCAACTGACCCTGCGGCGCACTCATCACGCGCATTACAAGCAGGCCAAACTCGTTGGCCAACTCGGGATCGCCGTTGGCCATGTCGAGACCAGCAACTACCCAGTCGGTAATGGTCTGCGGGTTCACACCCACGCCAGCCTGCACAATCAGGTTAACCAGGTCGTTGGCGCCCTCGATGACATCTTTCTTGAAGGTGCGCTTCAGACTCTCGATGTCGCTGAGCAGCGGTAACAGTTCGTTGCTGTATGTGGCCTTGGCGTCACCCGAGCGGATGCTGTTGTAGGTGTCACTGATGACGCTGCCACCAGTCAAACCCTCGATACCGCCAGCAATGGCATGCAGCGCGGCGTCGGTGAGCATGTCTTTCTTGTCGTCGTCATCGTCACCCATGAACAGGTAGGGCAGATAGGCTCCCAGGTTCCATGCAGCCTGCATCACCCAGCCGAAGATAGCCACATCGGCGATGTTCTGGAACAGCGTTCTGTTATATACCTTCTTGGCTGCAGCCTCGGCGGTGGGTTTGTCCAGACCGTCACGTTCCATCTGCTTGGCCAGGTACTCCAGACTCTGCTCTTTGTAGCCCTTGGTGGCCATGTGCTTCAGGTTGGCGAAGGACTGGAACAGCCTGCGCTGGTAACCCATCGACGCGTTGCGGAACACCGTTAACGCCACACTGGCGGCGGTGCGGTCCAACTGCATCGCGCTGGTATACGCATTCGCGCTACTCTGCTGCGTCTCGTTATAGGCCACACTGGCATCACGCTTTGCACGGCGATCGGCCTGTTCTTCAGTGTAACCCAGTTTCTTGTACTGTTTGAACTTGGTGTTGTAGATAGCCCTGGCGCCCATCGCTACGGTCAACGCATCGATGAAGGCGTTGGGGGACATACCCCAGCGGCTGGCAGTGTCGATGATCTTGCTCTTCCACAAGCCCCAGTCGGCATCGCTTTCCTTCAGGCGCGTGTCACCAGCCTGGCGGCTCTGCCAGCGCTCGGCAAAGCCAGGCAGGTTATCGATGGCCCAGTTCCATGCGGACACGGCGCCCACGGGATTGCTGCTCTTGATCAGTTCAATCGGGTTGGCGGTACTCAGGTAGGCGGGATAAGACAGCAACTGCTTCAACGCGGTGTAGAAGCGGAACGAGATCTTTGCCCTGGTGACGCCCTTGGCGACGTTCACCAGGTTGGTGTCAACGCTGTCATAGTCCACCTTGGGACGGTACACGCCACTGGCAATGGCGCATACGCGCTTGAAGTTAGTCCACAGTTTCTTGCCTGCACCGAAGCGGGCGCTGGCCATGTTGAGTATCCTGTTGCGGAATCGCTTGTACGACAGCAGGGTGTTCAGGTCGCGGTTGAACTCGGCAAACGCGGCCCAGTGTTCCATGTTCTGGATGTGCTCCAGGATAACGTCAAAGGCATCTGCACCTGTCACGTCAAGCGCCTTGTTGTTGCGCACGCGCTTGATGATGGCACCCGTGATGGTCGAGCCCCTGTTGTCGTCGGGGTTGGCATCCTGGTTGTTCACATCCTCTTCCTGGCTGCGGCTGCGGCTGTTGATCTTCAACGGGAAGTAGTTCTCTATAGCGGCCATCGGGGCACCGAACATCCGTTCATGCACGGCGTTGTACTCGGTGCGCTTCTGCACCAGGAACTCATCCTGCAGCCAGTCGGCAAGTTCTATCAGGCGCGGGTCAAGGTGATTCTTGATAGCCTCGACATCTTCCTCGCTGATACCCATCTTGCGCAACTTCATCTTGCCGTCGCTCATCTTGTTAACCATGTAGATGTACAGCAGGTTGCCAGGGGTGAGGGTGTGGGTCTTGATCTCGTCTCCATCCCAGAAGTCCACTTCCATGCCAGGCATCTTGCGCTCGATAAAGAACAGGTCGCTCCACCGCTTCAACTTAAACTTTGGCAAGCCAGGTCGGTCAGCGTTGAACACTTCCTTTACCTTCTCGTCGAGCACCTGGTGAGCGGCCTTGACGTTACGGAATTCTTTGTCGTTGGCTTCTACCCAGCCGCCCATGAATCGGTTCCACAGGTAGCCCTCACCGTTGGGGCTCTTCTGCCCCATCATGCGAAGCATGTAGTCAAATGTGGCCAGGGGCTTCATGAAGAACCTAACCACGCTCCAGTTGGCCATGCGGTGCTTCCAGGTGGGACGCATGTGCTCGTCGGCAGGCACGCCTTCCAGGTCACTGTTGGCGTTGTGCTGGATCTCGCCAACGCGTTCACGCTGCTGCTCACGCCACTGCTTGGCGCGCTCCATGCTCGACGCGATACCGCCGCCCAGCATTTCCGACAACTGGTTGTACGCGTCGGCGCGCTCCATCCTGTTTTGACGGATAGCGTCTTCAGTGGCGGCGATGTAGTCCTTCAGATCCTGGCGCTGGCGCTTCAGTTCCTCGGGCGACAGGCTGTCACGGCGGGCTGCGAACTCAGCCTTGGCCTGGCGCATTTCCTCGCGCATCTGCTGCTCTTCCTGGCGGCTGGCCTTAATGGTGTCGTGGTACTGCTGGGCCAGCATCAAGCCAGTGTATTCCTGTGCGGCAACGCTCGATACAACGGGATCGCTGCTGCCCATACGACTCAGACAGTCGGCGACGCGGTCGCTCAAGCCCTGCTCATCCAGGCGCATGCCCTGCTTCATCGCTGTGGTCATACGCTGGCCCTCGATGTCCAGACCCGCCTGCACCTCGACGCCGCTGGCATTCTCCTTGCTGCCCTTCACCTTCAACTGCTTCTTCAGCAGATTCTCGCATTCGCGTAGGTGGTGACGCAACAGGGTATCCACAACCTTGTTGGCCTGCTCGGTGACATTGGCGCTGCCGTTGGCATTCTTCGCCGCGGCAAGCAATCGCTTCACCTCGCCACGCGTCAAGTCATTGAAGTAGCCGCTGGCCATCACCTCACGCGCCAGGCGAACAATCGTGTTCACAGTCTCGCGGTCATAGTTGCGCTGGGTAGACATAGCCTTTCGGATCTGTTGCAGTGCACCGCCCAGGCTACGCATAGCACTCACCCTGGCGCTCTGTGCGGCACCAGCGCTGTTAGCGGCCTGCAGCATCTTGCCCAGCATCATTTCCTGGAACGTGCTTGCTCCAGCCTCGCTGTCGTCAACTTCCTCGCCCAGGTCCTCAGCATTGTCGGCCTCTTCCTCCAGTTCCTCTTCGTAGAAGTCTTCACTGTCCTCAAAGTCCTCGACATCATCCTCATCATCCCTGAACATCGATTCAGCAGCAACGGGTGCTGTCCCGTTTGTCGCGTTGTCAACGCGACGGTTAGCCTCCCTCTCCATCCAGTCGCGGAACTCGACACTCTCGGCCAGGCCAGCAACGCCTTCCTTCTCCATGTTGTGGTAACTCTCAAACAGGATGCCCTGCAGGTCGCTATCCTTCAGGTTCATGCCGTTGCCCAGGCCAACATTCTGCAGCAGGGTGCGGAACAGCCTGGCCACGGTCTCCCATGCCTTGACATACTTCTCGGGCCGCTCGAAGTTCATCTGCTGGGCCAGTTTCGCCAGGTACTCTTCGGTAGCCTCGCGGTAGT